GGGCCACCCACACCACCACGTTCGCCAGCAACAAGGCTTTGCGTCGAAACGGGCGACCCCATCGGGATATTGCCCAGCGCGCCTTCGTTGATGCGTTGACGGATAGCGGCGCGCGCTTCCTTTGGAAATGATTGGATAAAGCGTTCTGCGTCATCTGCGCTGACAGGACCGCCTACGCCGCCGTCCACAAACGTCGCTTCACCAACTTCAACTTCGCCTGTGCGCGTCGGGGCTTCCTCTTGTTCGTACTCTTCGAGCCTATACGCGCCGCCCGGCGTAACGCCGCCGATGCGTCCTTCAAAGAAGTCACCTGCTTCGTTCTGTATGATCTCGGCCTGCGCCTGCGGCGTTGTTTTCTTAAAGTACTCTGGTGCGCCCGCCATAAGCGATTTTACGATAGAAGGGTCGTATTGTCCTTTTGTGATGTTTAAATACGCGCTGGCCTCACGAAACTCTTCGTCGCCGAGCTTACTGTACTCGCTTAGCCAATCAATCCACGGAGTGTTGTCGCCTTGTTCGCCTGCACGGTCTACTGCGCCGAGACGATTGAAAAGACGTTCCGTAACAATCTTTTTCTGTTCGACGCCAAATTTTCCGAGATTAAGGTTTTGCTCTGCAATTTTTTGCGCGACGCTGGGGTCTACGCCAGCCTGCGCCGCCGCCTGAATATCTGCCGCTGTCTCTAACTTGCCGCCGCCTTTCAAATATGCCTGCATCGCGTTAACCGCTGCCGCTTCGCGCTGCGCTTTCTGCATCGCCATATTGTTAGAGGCGATCTGCTGCGCGCGCGCAAACGTATCAAGAGGGCTGCGAAACTGCGGCGCTTTGACAGATAATGCAATATTAGGATTGGACGGCATTTTAAGACCCCACTTTGAGGTTGACGCTCGGAGATTTGCCAATGGCAGCCAAAGTATCCTTATCGGCAAAATAGTTGCCTATACCCGACAAGGCGTTTGTCAGCGCGTTCGCCGACCCAACGTATCCTGAAGCACGGACATCGCCGATATTTGATAGCGTATTAGCGCCCATTTGCCCGTACTGCCCTGCGCTTCCAGTCATAACGTTAGACGCCGACTGACCTGAACCCATTAGCGATTGCAGCGGGTTCAGCCGCGCAGCGCGCTCGACCTGATAACGGTTGAATGCGTTCTGGTACTCTTGGCTGGCCAAGTCCTGACCGAAACGCTGAATGCCTTTTAGCGTACCGCCCGACAACAGACCGCCGCGCGCCGCTGCCGAACGCTCAAGTGCCTTCATGCCTTCGGACTGACGGAAGGCGTAGCCGGGGTCTTGCTGGAACTGATTTGTCCCAAAAGACTGCGCGAGGCTGCCGTAGCCCGGCGCATTAACGTCACCGCCGACGCCGAGCAACTGCATGATCTGGTTCTGGGCCGTAAGGCCGCCTTGACGGAACGGCTCTTGCAGTTCGACTTGGCGATTAAACATCTCACGCTGAAGCGCAAGACCTTCACGCGAAAGCTGTTCTTGGGACTTGGCTGCTTTTTTAGACGCTGACGACCCTAAGATGCCGCCGACGATGGAGCCGCCAACTTTAAGAACATCGCTAAGAACACCCATAAATTTTTCCTTTGCGGCTCTTGTATATACTTAAATTAAACCGAACGCTAGATACGCATTAGCTAACCAGACGACCTGACGCGCGAATGTTGATGGCCGTTGCTGTACCCGCGATTGTCGAGATGAACCCGCTAACCGGCAGGACGTGCCCCACCAACTCAGGAAACGTGTACGTCTCGGCAGGCTGAAGCGTTTTGGTCTTGACAATTAAGTTATCATTTCCGGCGGCGCCCGCAGGCGTGACAAGGTTGACGCTGATGGTTGCTGCCGAAGCCGAATAGTTCGTGGCCGTGAACTTGTCGATGATCGTCTGCACACCAGCCGACGTGTATTGCGTCACTTGGGTTGCCTCGGCGATCTTCGCGGGGATGATATTGCTGATAGATACCGTCATTACATTACCCCTTCGACAGACGACAGCCATTCAGCAAAGTCGGCATCCTTCAGATGCTCTTGCCATTGCCGTTCGCTAACTTGTCCTGATTTGTAGCAGATCAACAGAAGTTCAAATTTGCTCATTATCCAATCCTCCAGTTGGTGCCGTCATAATACGCAGGAACAAAGTTGACACCGCCTCCAGTAATCGCCGCGCCGAAGTTGCCAGACGCTGTTACCGTGCTGTCAGTGATAGACCCGCGTGTTCCTATGGGCAAGCCTGAAGGCATTTGTGCCAGCGGAGCAGAGTAGCCACCAAAATCAACTTGAGTTTTCGCACGGTTGATTGACATTTCGGCCAGCGTGATCCCGGCAACTGCCGTGATCGTATTGCCAACCAGCACTGATCCCGTCTCATAAATTGATGGCGAGTTGGATGTCGTGATGATGCTTTCGTAAAGGTTGTAGTTACAATCTTCAGCGTAGATGTCATAAACTGCGTTGACGTTGGCCACGATGTTGCAGTTGTAGATCATGTTACGGCCAGACAACATAACGATAGCCGCAGCGCCAGCATTGCTTTCCAACCACGTATTCGTGATGATCATGCCGAACGGATTTGCTCCACTGTCTTCGCTGTCAATATCTGGGCCGACGCGGATGCCGCCGGTGGTTGTGTCGGCAGTAGTTCCGTTACCTTCAACGTCACAGTCAAGGACGCGAAGCATCCGACCGTTGTCAAAATAAACACCCCACAACGTATTATCCGAGATAATGCAACGCTGAAGAATGTGGTAGTTTGGCCAATTTGCGCCCGCAGCCGACGCAAAGCTGTCTGCTGTAAACCCTTGGCGATTGCTAATTATGACGCAGTCAACAAGCCAAGATGCAATCCCGCCTTGGAAGTAGACACCAAAATTGCAGTTCTTTACGATGCAGTTCACGATCCGCGAACGCACAAAATTGTAGCAGATGACGCCATAAGTGCTTGTTGAACTGTTTAGGCCGTCAAAGGTGATGCCTTCGATGGTGACATTTGCCATGAAGTTGGTTGCAGCAAAAGAGCCAATCGTCAGAAGCGCGCCGACAGTCGAACCAGCTTTCTTTTTGATGATGGTCTGGTTACGTCCGCTGCCGTAAATGGACGGCATCAAAGCGTAAGACGTGGAGTCATAGGTTAGCTGATTAACGATATACGTGCCGTCAGGGATGAACAGATCGCGGCCATTGGCGACAGCATAGTTAATCGCTGCCTGAAGTGCTGCGGTATCATCAGTGGTACCATCACCGGTTGCGCCGAAGTCCTTTGCCGACACAACATCGCGCAGGCGTGCCTGAACCGTGCGGGCAACAGCCGTAACGCCGGGCTGCGTGTACCCGACCAGCGAGGAACCAGACGACGCTGCCAGCGATGCTTCAAAGGCGTCCAAGGCAGCCGTAGCTGCCGACGTGGCCACGGATACGTCGTTGATGCCTTCGATGTTATCTTTCGTCCAGAGTTCAACGCCGGTAGAAGTTTTCAACGTAAACTTACATGCGGTGCCTTCTGTAATCCAGATTTCAGACGCAACGCGCCCGGCGCTATCCAACACAATCGGGTTAGCGTGCGGCGTGGCCCCGCTGCTGCTGGTGTACGTCGTCGCAAGCGTGGTGGTGCCCGCCTGATAGATATACAGCAGCCCACCCGAAAGGATGACGCCGTTATTATCCAAAAACTGCCACCCAGCGCCTCCAAGCGCGGAAAGATGCACAGTCATAATTTTATCTCCTTTTTCGCGCTGGATGCACGCACATTATAGCACTCGATACGTAAAAGTGTAGTAGTATGTTAAGTTCGAGGCGGAAGTCGCCGTCATCTGGAATGTAGCCCTGTCATTTGTTGCGTCACCATACACGCCGCCGCCTGCTGCGTCGGGGCAGTTGAACACACCGGACAGTTGAACGGCTGACGTAAGGTTGCTGGCAATCGGCAACGATAAGCCAAGAAGCGTAAAGCCAATTACCGTAGGATCGATGTCGATCTGGCCCGAAACCGTAACCGTGTTGCCGACGCGAAGATACTGCGCCGACTGTGGGGTGCTGGCTGCGACGTTCGTGGTATTAAACGCCGTTGGCGTATAGGTTCCAGAGAACACGTTTCCGTCAGCCGCCGCAGGCGACGTTACTGCTGTCCGCGCCACCGAGAAGCCTTTGCCTGACGCAATACTAACGGTCGATCCATCATCGGATACGTTCGATGCGGATATGGCGCTGGTAGTGTTGCCTTTAAGCAACGCATTTGCCGTGAACGTGGTCGCGCCAGTGCCGCCGTTGCCAACAGGAAGCGTTCCTGTGACGTTGGTGGTCAAGTTGCAATAAGTGGTAGATGTTGAACCCGTGCCGCCATTGGCAATAGGAAGCGTGCCCGTGACGTTTGTGGTCAGGTTACAGTATGTAGTGGACGTTGATCCTGTCCCGCCGTTGGCGATGGGGAGCGTACCTGTGACGTTGGTGGTCAGGCTGCAATAGGTCGTCGATGTCGAACCTGTACCGCCATTAGCGATTGGTAGCGTGCCCGTCACCTGAGTGGTCAAGCTGACGTTTGACAGCGTGCCGCCGAGCGTCAGTGACCCACTGCTGGTTACGGTTCCGGTCAGCGTAATGCCGTTAACCGTACCTGTGCCGCTGACGCTGGTAACAGTACCAGTTGTCGGCGTTGTCCAAGTTGGTGCCGCAAGAGCGCCGCCCGAAGTGAACACTTGTCCGGCAGTGCCGTAGGTCGCACCGCCGATACCCCATTGGCCGACTGAACCAACTTGAAATCTGGTTGTGCTATTGGTTCCCAAAATGAGTGGGATTGCGGTTACAGACGTTAGTGTTGTATCCGACGCCGACGCATAAAGATTGCCGTAAAGCGTACCGCCAACCGACATGCGCATATCCGCTGCGCCGGTTGCTTTGCTAATTTCCAACACACCGCCGGGCGACGCCGTCCCGATACCAAGTCGATTGTTGGTATCATCCCAAAAAAAGTTAGCGTTGTCTTGGGTGTAAACGCCAGAAGCGCCAGCGAACACGACAGAACCCGTCGTAAACGCAGTCGCAGTGCCTGTGCCGCCGTTACCGACAGGGAGCGTTCCTGTTACTTGGCTGGTAAGGCTGACGTTAGAAAGCGTACCGCCAAGCGTCAAAGAACCGCTGGTCGTCACAGTCCCGGTCAGCGTAATGCCGTTGACTGAACCAGTGCCGCTGACGCTGGTGACAGACCCAGACCCTTTGTTATTAAAAGTGTTCCAATCGGTACTGGTAAGGTATCCGTTAACTGACGCTGTCGCGGCAGGCATACTGATCGCGGGGGTCGTGCCGCCAGAAGATACAACGGGCGAAGTTCCAGTTACGCTTGTGACGGTGCCAGACGCGCCGGTTAAAACGCCGCCTGATAGCGTCAAACCACCAGCCACGCTGATCTCTTCAACAGCCCCCGTGCTGGCCGTTGTGCGGCCCAACAGACGGGCCGTGGCCATTGTAAGGCCGCTGGTGGTGATTACCCCCGGCGCAACGTAATCAGTACCCGCCGACGCTGCCGAGATAGCAGTGCCGTTGCCTTTTACCAAACCAGTAACTGTGGTTGAAAGCGTAATGGCGGGTGTTGTTGTGGGATTAGCTACAGCGCCTGCAAAACCGTTGGCAGATGTAACTGAAACGCTTGTGACAGTCCCGCTGCCGCCGCCGCCCGTAGCTGCAATCGTAATTGATCCAGCGCCATTCGTAATGGATATGCCCGATCCTGCGGTCAGCGTTGCTTTGGTCAGTGTATTGCCGGTGCTATTACCGATCAGAAGCTGGCCGTCAGTATAGGATGTTTGGCCGGTGCCGCCATACCCAACGCCCAACGTACCGCCAAGCGTAAGCGTGCCGCTGGTGGTAATTGGTGACCCAGTGAAAGTTAAGCCGGTCGCGCCGCCAGACGCAGCGACTGATGTGACAGTTCCACCAAGATCAGGCGGCGTAACGCTAAAAGCATTTTGCAGATTGATCAGGCTGCTCTCTAGGCTTGTGACCATACCGTCAGAAGCGGTGTCCGATGCTTGCGCTACAGACGCCAGCATGGCGTCGTAAGTCGCCAATAGCGAATTAGTATCAATAGCCAGAGAGGCTTCTTGCTGATTAGTTTCCGTCGCAGTCAGCAGCGATAAAAAAAACCGATACCATTCACGGCTAATCGCGCCGGATCGTTCGTCAATAAACGCGACGCGGGGCGGTGTAAGCTGTGTAGGGTTTGGCGGAACCGACGCCATTAGGCCCGCGTCCCGGATAGTAGCAGTTCAGCGCCCATGATGTAGATGCGCACAGGGTCAGTGCCGGACAACTCGTAGACGCGGTCGCGTATCTTCATTGTTGCACCAAGGCGACGCCAGATTGTACGAAAACCGAACTTGCCAATTTGACCCATCGACTTCCAATGTTCGTTAGACCATGTATGCCCGCCATCGTCGGAAAAACGCAGCATGACTTGCGGGATGTACCCCGGCGCGGCAGGATAGTCTGTTGTCGCAAGCTGATCACCACTTTGTGTGGTAATAAATAGACCTGACTCCGTAAGCAAATCTTGTTGGTCTGCGGCGGGATATAAGTTAAGCCCGACACCAGTTTCGCAATCAAGCTGCATGGAGTGCTGGATAGTACGGGTCAGATTGTTAGCGCCGGTCGGTAGCGCGCGCCACGACCGCAACCATTTCTGCGGCTGGCCGTTGTCGGCGTACACGTTTAGATCAAACGTATATATGTTACCATTTTCGTAATCGCCGATAACGATGTTGCCTTCAAAATTGCACATGTTGTTGCCGCGATGGCGGTTGAACGCGCCATTATCGAATGCCGCCCGCTCATGCCATGCGCCGGTTGCCACATCGAACACCCAAGTCGTATTCGCGCTGGGAAAGTTCAAAACGTAAAAGCTATGGCCGTCTTGCTGGTAAGTGTAGCCGGTCGCGTCCGAAATATCGGAGTATTCCTGCAACTGCCATTCGATAGCGTGCGTTGAAATGCGCTGTCCGACATATCCTGCCGCGCGATAAACCATACCTTGACCGCGCGCGTCTTTGCCAAGCCAGTAAATCTGATTATCCATCTTGGCGACGGAATAGGGCGCCGCGCAGCCAAGTTCGTTGAACGCGCCTTGGATGCGAATCAGCGGGAAGTCCGTAAGCCCTGCGTTATACCAAACTTCGGTTGTGTCGGTGCCAAACACCCACAGTTCGCGGTGATCGGTCAATACGGATACAACACCGTCAGGTGAACCTTCGGCGCTGGCAAAATCTAACGGATCAATGCTGGTGCCGTCCAGCAACTGCGTCACCCAAATCTTTTGGCTGTTGGGTTCGTTGAATACGAAATAACCGTCGAGATAAGACACCGTAACCGCACCGGGAAAATCGGGGTCGGTGATAAGCGCAAAATTATTAGTTACTTCGTTGTATATGTAGCCGTTGGGATTGGCCGCAATAAATAGCTGTGTACCGTTATCGGCGATAGATACCGGGCCGGTGCCCGCTACATTACCGATAAATGTGGGCGTGGCGTTAAGCCCCGTCAGTTTGTAAAATTCATTGCCAGACACAACATAGAAGTCGCTGCCATTGGTCTGGTGCGCCCAGAGGCCACGGATCGGGCCTGTGCCCACTGTCTGCAAGAAGTTAAGCCCCGGCGCGCGCTGAAGAAACGCTGGTTCCTTGCCGCCTTCAGGGACGACTTCAGGAAACAGGTT